TACTAAAGGCATCTGCTGACTCCTATAATATTATCTGTTTTTGTAATAAACAAGCGAATTATTAATAAACGGCGTTTTCTGTAGGTATGTCAGAAGGATCTATTATAATCGGTTTGTTTTCATCAATCGCTTTTTTTACTTGATCTGAATTATAAAAAGTTTCTTCTTTGTCCCATACCATTAAATCCACTGGGGGATATTCGCCAAACTTTTTTCTATAAGCTCGCGACAACTCTGCTTCTTCATTCAGAAAATCGTCTATTTCATCCATCTAGCACCTCATCCATTTTTTCTTCAAATATTTTGGTTATATTCGGAAAAGCCTTTTTTACTTCCGGCCATTCCGGTTTATCGTACAAATAAAACATTTGCGCCCAAACTTCTACCTCTTTATTCCCTCCTTTTCGGTAATAATTGCCGCCATGGCCCCAAGTACCAACAAAAAGGTCTCTTTGCTCCCCATTACTCGCCGCATCATACATATCAGAAAAAGACTTGGCCGCTTCGCTTTTTGGAACATATTTTTGCTTCGCTTCTGGGTTTATCACGTAAAGTTTGTTCACATATTTTTTCATATTAGCGTATTTGTTATCAAAGTTTCTTTTGCCGCCCTGAAGCCCTAAATGCTTTTGATCTTTTTTAAATGCTGTCTTAAAGTCTTTTGTACGAGTAAAGTAAACGAGACCTATCTCCTCTCCCAAAACGTGATCTACATGATGACCGTATTCATGGGAAAAAGTACTCCCTTCCACTCCGCTATTGATTCTTTTTTTATATTCTTCTGATTGATACCTAAAACGATCATCTGTAAGGCTGTAATCTGCATAATAAATACCCGCTATTTTTCCTCTTTTCTTTCTTTGCGTAATGCGATTCGGCTTTTTTAGCTTTGCCGCTACAGCCAACATTTTCGGAGATGTAGTTTTTACAAAATGATCCAGATATTCTTTTTTACTTATAGGACTGTTAGGGGGTACAAAAACATCATCAAAATCTAAATCTTGCTGTTGTGGGATATCGGCCACATCATCCACAATATCTTCTGGCTCATGGTAAAGGGTAACGCATCGGCAGTTGATAACGTGAACCGCTCCCCCTTTGCTGTCACCTGTGAACCCCATCCTTGCGCCGTTAGGCATAATGAAGTCTTCATCCATCGGAACTTTTGTGCCGTTCATGAGGCTATGCTGTTGTCTGGTTCTCGCATCTGACGTTGCCACCCACTGTTTCACCATTTGGATTCCGTAGCTATCGGAAGCCTGACTGTAATAATCATGGTTGGCGTATCCTGCGGCTGAGTGCGTTTCTGTCCTAGCGATGACGTTAGCTCTGCGGCGGTTTACCTGTGCGAACTCTTTTGGAAGTTGTCTGGCTATCTGGTCAAGGGTGTTATCTTCTCCCCTGAGTTTTTCAATCCTGTCTAATATCTGCCTCGCGGTGGTGTCTGTGATGCCCACCATCATGTTTTCCCTGCCTAAGAAATACATCCCCACGGCTCTTTCAAAGTCTGCGGATCTGCGGAAATCAAATGGATCACCCTCTGCTTTCTGGCTTACTTCCTGATAACGCTTATAATTTGCTTCATATATCGTGCTGTAAACCCGCCGGACTTGCGTTTTAACAGTGGCGGTTAGCTCTTCTTTAAATGATTGGGATATGACACCAATTTCTGGTATTTGCTGGTTGTTGAGGCTTTCTGTCGCTTTCTTAATCGTGCGATTAAAAACAGTTAATAGCTTTTTTTGAAATCCTCTGGAAAGCGAGTTCCGCAATCGGGCTTGTTCTCTTGCGAACTTTCTAGCCGCAATCTTGCCCTGACTGAAGGTAACAAATTTACGCCCAGTTATGGGTTTTCGTGCCGCCGTCATAGGCTACTGCGTACCCCTCATTAATTAAGGTCTTTGCTACGTCTAGGCCGTTTAAGGTGTATATGTTGCCTAGTATTCTGCCGTACTTATCTTTTTTGCCTCCGTCTAAAGATTCCAGCCAAAATGCTTTTTTGACAAGCTCTTTCACTCTATCCCTTGCGGCCTTGGCTAGAGCTTTTTCTTGTTTGGTCACGCCCTTACCCCTCATTTCTGGGGTATCAATTCCATTTATTCTGATTGCTTGGTTTAAAAGGTTCACGCCAAAACATAGATCAATGTCAGCGCGGAGACTGTCGCCATCATAAACGCTCTTGGTTTTCGCTCTGAATATAAAAAACTGTTCGTATATTGGCGGCAAAAGGGTTTTGCCTTCCTGCAAAATCATTTCTTTTTCTTTGACTTTGATGGTTTTTTGATTTTTGTCACTTTGGCCTTCGGTCGCTTGACCTTTGTGTATGCCTCATTTTCTGGGGTGTTTGGATCATCAGCGATAAACCGCCCTTTTTTATCCCTTGTTCTTACATCTACCTCTTCCAATAAGTCAGCCGTCTTTTCTGCTGTCTGGCTCTTGCCTAGAAACTCACTGATCCATTTAAAAAATCCCATTGATTTACTCCTTTGTTGAGAGTGGATGCCCTTTTGGTAATAAATCTCTGTCAAACTTGCCGCCTTGAAATCTTCCAGTACGCAAAGCAAATAAAAACGCATTAACCCTCGCAAAAGCCCATTGATCCGGCCCGCTGACGTTTGGCCTGACAGATTGAGGATTTGTGTAGTAGGCACCAACGCCCCTTCTGAATACCGCCTCCAGCATCCTCAAAGTGGCCCTTTTGCTGGGTGTATCGCCAAACTCTTCATTATGTTCGTCAACTTTACCCTGTAACGTGCGCTTGGCTTGCTCTGATACCCGCGTATCTTCGGGGGCTTTTACATGAACGTCATCAATCAAAGATTCAATCTCATGTTCGTCCGATTGAGGGCGTATAATATTATCTGTCTTCCTATCTTCTAGTTTCTTGGTAAGCTCCAAAATAATGTCTTTCATCCGGCGTTCACCAATATCTGGGTTTATCGCACCCCACTTAATCAAGGAAACGATACCACCCACATTTGACAAATTCGGCTCTAGCTTTGGATCTTTGAAAGCGTTTCCATCAATAACGGTATGTCTTGCGCTCCAAGCCTCGCGTTCCTTTATCCAAGAAAGAACTGCTGGAGTCTCTTCCCCCTTTTTAGCTTTCTCCCACAATCTAAAAGCCTCTGTACCTCTTATGTTGCCGCCAGCCTTCCATATCTTCCTGCCGTTTGCGGTCATGTCGTTAGCCATCACTTGAGCGAAATCAAAATCAAACTGCGGGAAGTTGCTATTTCTTAAAGATATTTTCTTGTTGTCTCCGGCTTTTGGGAAGTTTGTGATATCTTCTTGCTTCTCTTCCTCATCCCCAAACATCGCTATATCATCTGGGTCATCCACCACTTCGGGTTCTGGCGGTGCCCCTTCGTTCAATGGGAATAAATTACTTGGCACCAATAGATCATCAGCACCATCCATCGGGCTGAGTCCCACCAACTCCCTCGCTTCGTTTCTAGTCATCACACCAGCGTTGACCGCACCCAATACATTTTCATAAATCATTCTGCGCCTTTCTGCTAAGGCAGGGATTCTGTCAATGTCATATTCAAATGAAAGGCTTTCTCCCATCTGTTCAAATTGAGGGATTAGCCATTCATTGAGGTCAGATTCTACTTTACGCAAGTAGGGGATGATTGTTTCCTCATACAGCGCAAGCCTAGCCTCTGCCATGTTTGAGTAAGTCTGGGCATCGGGAACGCCTACCAACTGGCTAGGAACGCCAAAACACATTGCAATATCCGTTGCGCTCATGTGCTTTAAGTTAAGAAAGTCCATATCTTTAGGGCTTAACCCCATCTCTTTCCAATCAAAGTCCCCTTCTAAAAGCATCGGCCTTCCTGCGTTCTGGCTTCCTGAAAATCTGTTGTTTAAGTCCTCAAGTAATTGCTGTCTTTGGGCGTCTGTGAGTTGTATGGGATAACCGCCATCATCTTGGGGCTTAAACACCACCGCGCCGGACGGCCTAGCACCATTTTCAAGCAAGCCAATATTATGTCGGGTCGCCGCGTTATGCTGGTCAACCTCCATTGCCGCCGCCACTAAAGGAGAAAGACCATAGTAATCATCCAGCGGATTCCAGAGTTTGATCTGTTTAAGGTCACCTTTTCCTGTGTCTTGGTCTATCTCATATTCATTTATTACATTACCGCCGACACGGTAAACAAACTTATCAGGAAAAACTTTGTTTGATCCTTTTATTTCTATCCTGTCCGGCCTCAATAAATGCAATTCTTTTGGCTGTTCGTTATTGTTGGTCACTCTTAAAATATAAGCATTGCCGCCAAGTAGCATGAAAGAAAACAAACTATTGAAAAACTCTGAATAACTTTGGAGCGGGTTGGGACGATCTAACAAGTAATTAAGCTGAGATTCTTGTATGATTTCATCGCCCTGCTTTATGCGGTAGGGAACCGCTGATGCGCCTTTACTGATTTCGTTAACGCAACGAAAAACGATACTATTTTTAAGATATCCGTCCGTTGCAAGATCAGCATACCCCATTTTTCTATCACTATAAGGGCCGACACCGAAATATCCCATCACTGGCCCCGCCCCATACTTCTTTTCTATCGGCTTAGGGCCAAAAGCCTTTCTAAAGTTATCTAAAATTCCCATTTAACTAATCCTCCAGCTAATTTCACCCTTTGACTTGGCAAGCTCAGAAAGCCCCCATACCAAAGCATCTAATCTGTCGGGGCTGGGTTTGCTCCGTTCCCCTGTATAACTTACCATCTGGCTTTCTAGTTCTGGGAATCTTCCCACATGATGCACTTTGTCTTGCTCATAAAGGCTTGCTATTGGCTCCGCTCTTACGAGCTTCCCTCTGGTGGCGTGAACACTCCTATAAGGTACTTGGGCATCTATGGACCGCAATAACCTTTCCACCAGATCGCCGCCGTTGTTTACCTCTGCCACAATCCTATCGGCATCATATCGCTCATATAGCTCCACCGCCTTTCTTGCCCACTCTTCTGGCGAATAGCGTCCTGAACGATCCTCTAACACATAATACTCGTTATTTTCGTCCTTGCCTACACACATAATTCCAGTTTCGTCGGAATCTGCGCTGTTGGTTACCGCTGGATCTATTGCAACCAATATATGCTTTAATGGCGGGGCTTTGCTGACCCTTGCCCTTTCTATTTGCTCCAGCTTCCACAATGCGCCATCAGCAGATGTTATTATCTCCGCGTAAAGTTCTTGTCTGCCTAAAGTGGTTCCCTCATAGCGTTCTTTTAGCATTTCCAACGCACTTTCCGCTAGGTTTGCTTGATTCTCAAACGTATTTCCTTGCGTTACATATACGTCTTTTCTTTCCATCAGTTGTTTGATTAGAGGGCTAGGCTTTGGTGTGGTAGTAATAACGCACTGGGGATCTGAGCCTAAACGTAGCCCAAACATTAGTTGGTCAAATGATTCCGAATATCTCCAAGCCGCTAACTCATCACACCATGCCCTATGAAACTGCGGCCCTCTGAGTCTGTCTGGGTCAATAGCGGCGTATCCTGTAATTCGGCTACCGTTAAATAATCTTATTTCTGAAAGGCTGGAGCTATACCCTTTGACCCCTTTGGTGTGATCAAAACATTCTTTGGGGATGATACTTAGCAACCCACTAGGACCATTAAAACAGACCCTTCGCAAGTCTCCGTGTGTAGGAGCAACAACAGCGCATTGGCTTTTAGGGTTTCTAAGAGCGTAAACTGCTAAATCCTGCGCTCCTGTGCGAGTCTTTCCCCACCCCCTTCCTGCAAGGATCAGCCAAATATTATAAT